TTATATGTATTAACATTTTCATCACCATTAAATTCTTGGGACGCATCAAAAATAGATATTGAATTAATGATTAGATTGGGTATGAATTTTTCAACCGAGTCTTTTATTTCCGCCTCTATGTCGGTAAATGTCGGACCATCCAAAGGTTCAAAAATATATTCGTATAATCGAGTACCAAAATCAGGTAAAAAATATCTAGCCCCTTTTCTTGTTAGCAATAAATGAATTAAATCTGTTCTAATTTCTTCATCACTATTGTCGGACAAATCTAAATATTTTCCATTAAAAGAATTCCTGAATGGAAAATTAATACCATATGTTTTACCGTTTGCCATATGATATAAATATAATGTCCCAATATTTTAACTAAATAGAGTAAAAATAAAAATCCCGACACTAAGTCGGGATAACATATCAAATTTTTTTAATTTTAAATTCTTTAAAAAACTTAGGATAACTTTCTAAATACCCTTGGTACGTTTCATCATCGACATTGATATCTTCTGCCATCCAATACCAATAAAGATTATTATTTAATTTGAAACCATAGTAGTCGTGTATATTTTTTTGTAACTCAACTTCTTTATCTGCGTAATTATGTTGTCCAACACATATAAACCCAGATGTAACATCTTTTATAACATTGGACTCATTACCAGGTACAAATCTATTATTAACCCAATTTAATCTTTCTATTAACTTTTGGTAAAACATGTTAGCACTACCCCATCTTATGGATGTGAAAAAAATAACACAATCAGATTCAAATAATTCTTTTGATATTTTCCATAACTCATCATCTTCGTTATGTATGGACGCCCAACACCTATGATATCCTGATGGATTTTTTTCTTTATCTTTTAATAATGCTTTCTTAACGCCACAATGATTCCCATCTTCCCTTGATACATTACCTTCACATGGATAAATGTTCAAATCAGGTACATTTATTAATGTAACATTGTCTAAGTTTTCTGCAATAACTTCAGCTATTATTGTAGATTTAGGCGCCTGTTTTTCTAATATTTTTTGATATCTATTAGAACAAGTTAGAAACAAAACTTTATCAAACTTTTTAAGTACTTCAATTGTTTTGTCTATATTTTTGAAATTTCCTGATTTCATATCTAATAAATACTACGGTGTTATCCATTTTTCCCCTTCCCAATATTCAACACCAGTTATTTCTAACTTATAAGGAAAATAGTCTTTGTAGGATTCATATATATATAAATAATTTTTTCCTTGTGTTTTTCCGTAATTACTTAACGATAATATTGAATCTTTTCCAAGTGAAAATTTAAACATGTTTTGTATAAACGATGTTTCCAATCCTAATAATGCGTTTTCGAATTCCCTAAATCTAGTGTATGCAACAACCTCATTATCAAATTTAACTTCCATGATTTTTAAATCATCAAAACTTGAGTTGTTATTGTAACTATCAAATAAATCAAAATTCTTTTTCTTAAAATAATTTGTAAAAAACAAATCTACCTCAGTTTTTTTATCAATGTAATTAAAAATACTAATTTTTAATTGTGATAATATTTTTTTTCTTTTATATGATAAAACTATTTTATCATTATTTATTCGACAACTTTTGGATTGATACCAATAAAGTGGTGGTTGAAGGTTTGGTAAGAAACCAAGTTCTAAAAGTTCATGTTCTTTTTCCCCTTCAGGAATTGCAAAGGCCTCACAAAAAACTCTATCATTTTGAACATGACCGTGTAAATGGTCAAAGATTATTCTCATTTTTGTATTTTAAGTCTAAGTTATCGTATTCTTCAGAACGTTCCTTATTTGATTCTCCAGCTTCTAAATTAGTATGGTCGTAATTAAAAACGTCAGTATCAGGAGTTACCCACCTTCCATTTCTTTCCGCAGTCCAAAGTGTAGTATTATATTTTCTATTTATAACAATATCTTGTTTAACAGTGAAAGATGGGTCGTGCATTATTAAACGATTGTTTGGTTGAATTGCGAAATTACCATTATCCATTTGAATGAAATGTCCACATTTATGCTGTGATGGGAATTCGCTTAAACCAAAATCAGTATCACTCATATCATCTGAACTTCCCCAATCTAATGTAAATAAATAACGTCCCGAATATTGAACCCTTCTTCTTGATGTAAACTTACAAGTTTTATTTTTCAAAATAGGAAATGCGGTTACTCCAACATGATAAGTAAATGAGTCCCATAATACTAATTCATCTAATTCTTGTTCAGGGGCATCTTCTTTCCAACAAAAAGCATGTATTGGCATTCTCCACCACAATCCGCCATCTTCCATCATAAAATGGAATAATGGTGCTTGAGCAGGTATTGATGACATTCCAAAAATATAACATGGAAATTTTTTATCATGAGAATCTTCTTGGTTTCTTAGAAAGTTACCTCTTATATATGCTTCGACAATAGGTATTGGTGTGTTTAAATATGACATAATTTATAAATTTTTTAATAATTAAGATGAACATCCAAAACAATCAAATTGACTATTCTCAGGTTTTTGAGGTAAATTCAAATGACTGTAGTCTACCTTTGGTGGTTCAGGAGTTGGATTTGGTTTGTTGATTTTTGAAATATCAACCGCCAAATGTTTTGCCCCTGTTGATATTGCCTTTGTTCTAACATAGTAACAAAGTGTTTTCAATCCCTTTTCCCATCCATAAAAATGTGATGATGTAATCTTCGATAGAGTTGGGTTACCCATGTAGATATTCATAGATTGTGATTGGTCGATAAATGGTGCTCTATCAGCCGCCATCTCAATTAATGCCTTCTGAGAAATTTCCCAAATTGTCTTATACTTGTTAATTAAGTGTTCAATTCTTTTAACTTTTGAATTGTATTTCTTATCTTCCAAATCTAAGTAATTGTTGAAATTAATGTTTTGGATAGAACCTTCATTCATGATGATTTCGTTCTTTAAATCTTCACACCAAATTCCAATCTTTTCAAAGTCGTTAATTAAATACTTGTTAACAATCATAATCTCCCCACCAACTACTCGTCTGTTAAAAATTGCTGAGTGAGCGGGTTCTGTCATTTCATATGAACCTGTAATCTTAGCTGAAGATGCCACAGGCATTTGAGCCGTGAATAATGAGTTACAAACTCCATACTTACTAACATTCTGTTTAAGAATTCCCCAAGGCCATCTTCCTGATAACTCATCTTCTTTTAATCCCCACATATCAAATTGGAATACTCCTTGTGACATTGGTGACCCTTCAAAGTGAGCGTATGGTTCATACTTACCATCCATACACAATCTGTTACTTTCAGTAATTGCTGCGAAATAGATTGTTTCAAAAATCTCTTTATTCAATTTACGTGCTTCTTCAGATGTGAAGATGTAGTCCATCAAATAGAATACATCAGCAAGTCCTTGTGTTCCGATAGCAATTGCTCTTTGTTCCAATCCACCCTTACGTCCTTTTTCAGTTGAGTAGTTGTTAATGTTAACAACTTTGTTCAACGCTCTCACAACTTTACGAGTTTCTTCATACAACCCTTTAAAATCAAACTCACCATCTTTTACATAGTTTTTCAAAACCATAGATGACAAAGTACAGATTGCTGTCGTATTCTCGTCAGTATATTGATAAATCTCATTACAAAGGTTGGATTGTTTAATCACACCAATGTTCTGATGATTTGTCTTTTTGTTAGCGTTGTCCTTAGAACAAAGGTAAGGAACACCTGTTTCAATTTGGGATTCAATAATCTTATTCCAAATCTCTTGAGCCTTAACTTTCTTACCAAGACCTAACTCAACTGCTTTATTGTAGTTAGTCTCATACTCATCACCATATGACTCTTGTAATGGTTTAATACCTGATTTAACAATATCATTAGGACAGAATAAGTACCAATCTTCGTTGTTCTTAACTGCTCTCATAAAATTATCAGGAATCCAAAGTGCCGTGAATAAGTCACGAGCTCTCAATTCCTCAGCACCTGTGTTCTTTTTAATGTCCAATAAATCAAAGATATCTTTGTGCCAAGGTTCCAAGTAAATTGCGGCAGAACCTGGTCTACGACCTTGTTGATTAAAGAAACGAAGTGACTCGTTAACAATCTTTAGATACTTCAAAAGTCCACCCGCATATCCACCTGAAGATGTAATACGACTCTCCTTACTACGAATGTTAGACATTGATAGTCCGATACCCGCAGCGTCTGATGAATAAGTTGAGATGTCTCTCATAGTATTCAACAAACCTTCACGAGAATCCGAATCATTATAATGAAGAACACAAGATGCCAATTGTGGTGTTTTAGTACCTGCGTTAATCATAATTGGAGTTGCCGGAGAAATTCTTTGGGTAGATAGTGCTTGGTAGTATTCAACCGCTTCTTCAAATGAGTTAGTAACCCAAAGAGCAACTCTCATATACATATGTTGAGGTCTTTCAACTACTTTACCACTTGGTAATTTCAACAAATACATTTCAGCGAGTGACCTCCAAGCAAAATAGTCAAAGTTATAATCATTGTCGTGATTAATTACCTCATCAATTTTACTAGGACCATAAGATTCAACAATCTCCATTAACTCATTACTAACAACACCTTCAACATGTAAGGTATGCATTGTATTTGAAAAACTTGGGTCAGTTTCTTTATGATATGATGAAATCGCAACTGATGATGCCAAACGAGAGTAATCATGGTGACTACCTGTAAAAGCCGCAGCAATTTCATAAATCAATTTATCCAAATCTTTGGTAGTAATAACCCCCTCAGTTGGAACTGATGTGATTACTTTAATAAAGATTTCATCCGAATTAACATTCAAACCTTTTGAGGCTCTTTTAATTCTTTGGTAAATTTTTTGTGGATTAAAGGACGCATCGTCCCCACCACGTTTTTTAATTCTAAGTGACATCATAGTTTAAAAAGATAGTAAATTAAAAGTCATCAGTAAAGGAGATGGTCTCATTTAACTTTGCTTTTTGATATTCAACTGTACGAGATTCGAAGAAATTACCTTTTGTTTCAACGGCAATTTGTTCCATAAATTTAAATGGTTGTTCAACATTAAATTGTTTTTTACAACCAAATTTAACAAGTAGACCATCTACCACAAATTCCAAATATTGTTTCATCAAATTTTGGTTCATTCCAATAAGAGATACTGGTAATGACTCTGTAATAAATTCTTTTTCAATTTCAAGTGCCGACAATAGAATTTCTTTAATTCTCTTCTCACTTGGTTTTTCTTCAACATGGTTATTCAACAAGTGAATTGCGAAGTCACAATGTAAGTTTTCATCTTTAAAGATTAAAGAATTTGCATTACACAAACCTTGCATAATACCACGAGACTTTAACCAAAAGATTGAACAGAATGAACCTGAGAAGAAGATACCTTCAACCGCAGCGAATGCGACCAATCTTTCTTGGAACGATGCATTTTCAATCCAATCCAAAGCCCATTTGGCCTTCTTTTGAACTGCGGGTAGATTATCCAATGCGGTAAAACACTTTTGTTTTTCTTCTTCGTTTGATACGTATGTATCAATCAATAACGAATACATTAAACTATGAATATTCTCCATAGCAAGTTGTATTCCGTAAAAGAATTTTGCTTCAGGGTATTGAACTTCACGATAGAAGTTTTCCGCCAAATTTTCATTAACAATACCATCCGATGCCGCAAAAAATGATAAAATATTTTTAACAAAATATTGTTCATTTTCTGATAAATTTTCCCAATCTCTAATGTCTCCACTTAAATCAATTTCTTCTGCCGTCCAAAACGCCGCTTGATGCATTTTATAATATTCCCATATATCATTATACTGAATGGGGAATATTACAAATCTGTTTGGGTTTTCTACTAATATTTTTTCCATAATTTTATCTTCTTGTGTTTTAATAATTATACTGATTGTTGTTTTCTTTTTTCCATTACCTCTTTAATTCTATTTCGATTTCTCTCTTCTTTTTGTTCTTCAAGTCCTAAGAATGTTGTAGTACTTTCAGTGTCAATTTCTAACATTT